CGAGCGCTGGAGAGAAGGATAAGTACAGTGACGAGACGGAAGGTGGCTGGTTGATAACCCTGACGGAGAGCAAGGTACCGAAGTCTGCACTCTTCTTCTATAACACTGACGCAGCGATAACAAAGACTGCCTATGAGTCTTTGAGGGGTGGCGGTGCATAGAGTATGCTTATTGAAGAAGCAAGAAACAAAGTGGCGGAGCTGAGAGGACGTTACGATGCGCCTTTCAGCTCTGCCGATAAAGAGACCATAGGTAACCTGTATTGGGAGGTGTTGAGGAAGACGCTGCGACCTACGAACTGCCAACAGTGTTACCATGATGCTCTAATTGAAGTTTATTTATATCTCAAAAACAATTCTAAGATGAAACAGAAGACAAACTATCGCATGAGAGCGGGCTATATAATCAATAGCCCGAAGTTCGACAATGGCAAAGTGTACTCTAATGACAATCTCACAGATGAGGTTGCAGAGAGATACCTTGCGCAGTTCCCTAAGAGTGTTTCCATGTTTGAGGCACTTCCAAAGGGTTTCTCTATTGAGAAGGTAACCAAGAAAGTAAAGAAGGCCGAGAAGGAAGACAATCCTAAGAAGGAAGGCAATCCTAAGAAGGAGGACAATCCTAAGAAGGAGGAGAAAGGTCTTAATGAGGAAGAAAAAGCCGAAGGCGGAGAAAACTCCGAGGGAGAGGATAACTCCAAGGAGGAGGAAGAAAAAGCCGAAGATACGGGAGAGGGCGAAGAAGCTGGAAAATAGATAAGAAAGGGACTGGAATATGAATGTCAAGAGAGCAAAGAAGCCCGAGCCAAGAGTAGAAATCAGCTACTCCAGTATGCTGCGTATGCAGAGGTATGGCAACGACAACCTCTACCCGCAGAATGTCCAGGCAATAACAAGTGCCAGTGGAACGGCTACGCTATGCCTTAACAGGTATGCGAAATTCGTGGAAGGCTATGGTTTCCGCAATGACGCTCTGGCTGGTTATGTATTGAACAGAAGCGGAGAGACGGCAGATGTCATACTGAGAGAGGTTGTGAAAGACCTTACTACTTTCGGAGGCTTTGCGTTACACGTCAACTATGATGTTCTCGGAAGGATAGTAGAGATAAATCCCGTGCCATTTGAAAACTGCAGACTGGAGGAAGAAGATGATGCTGGTGTGGTACAGCATATTCTCGTACACCCAGATTGGGCAGGCAAGAAGACGAGAAACGGCAGGACACTCTTTATCAAGGAGGAGAATGTAGATAGGATAAATGTCTTCAATCCTAATCCTGACGTGGTGCGCAGACAGGTAGAGGCTGTAGGTGGTATAGACGAGTACAAAGGACAGATACTCTGGTGTTCTATGGCAGGAAAATTCCAGTACCCTACCCCAATCTATGACAGCATTATTACAGATATATCCACAGATGAAGGTCTGGGGAATATCAAGAACAGGAACACGAGAAATAATTTCCTCGTGGCTTGTATGCTGATAGCCAAGAAGGGCTTGCCAAGAATGAAGGAAGGCAAGGACGGAGAACTGATAGAAGAGGAAAGGCAGATGATAAGCGATGAAGACCTTGTGAAGTTTCAGGGGGACACAAACGGTAGCAAGATACTGTATGTGGAGCTTGAGAATGATGAGGACAAGCCAGAAGTCGTGCCTTTCCCTGTCAGGAACTATGACAAGGAGTTCACGGTGACAGATGCGAGCATAATAGAGCGTATCTATGCACAGTTTCACCAAGAGCTGTTCCATGCTATCCGTATAGGTAAGATAGGCTTCTCCGGGCAGGTAATGGAGGACGCCTATAGTTATTATGCTGGCGAGGTGACAACCGAGCAGAGACTCATTACAAGAGAGATGTCGCATATTTTCTCTCACTGGCATGATGAGATATTGCATAATGCTGACTTGGAGATACAACCGCTCAAATATATAAGTGCTGAGAAAAATGGATAGGCATTTTATCGATGTCGAGGAGTTCAAGGAGCTTGCTCGACCAGTATCCGTACATATAGACGAGATAGATGTGGAGGCGTTCATCAAGGAGAGCGAAGACACGTACATAGTACCTGCTTTAGGCTACGAGGTATGCAAGAGGCTTACTCAGGGGGAAAAATTGAGTGAAGACGAGCAAATACTTCTCTATGGTGGCGAGTGGACCGACTGCAAGGGGGAGTTGCGCTACTGCAACGGACTCAAGAAAGCTACAGCATACTTTGCCTATGCGAGAATGGCAAGGAGTGACGGAAGTATTCTGGCAAGAACTGGCTATATGAGGCATGGAGATGAATACTCCGAGCATATAGAGGGGAAAGAGAGAAGAAACGAGGTTAACGATGTCATGGATATGGCAGAGAGATACCTTGCAGAGGCTATGAGCTATTGGCAGTATAAGACTGGCAAGGTGAAGCCTGTAAGAGGAACAAGGGCAAGAATAAAGGCTATAGGAGACTAAGATATGGCAGATTTTTCGAGATTGAAAGCGATAGCCTTAGAAATCAAGGAGGCTGTTGAGATAGGCGAGAACACGGCAGAGAAAGTCGGTGGCTTGCTGAGTGATATGGTGGATGCGCTGCTTGACTGTGACACAGCCGGAAGCCTCATTAACGAGAAAGCCAGCAAAAGCGAACTCGCTGAGGTTCTGCTTCGCGCGCAGGGCAGAAGTGATAACTACAATGGAGCGACAGACCTCGTCAAGTACAAATCGTTTGGGGGTGAAGATTACCCACACACAGAGCAGAGGTCAGACCTCATTATTTACGACATCAACATGTGGCTTGACGACCAGCATTGCGGTTCTTTCGCAACTGCGGAGAAAATGAAGAGCGTACCACAGGGACTGATGCACATAGACCAGGACGGTTCCTGTCTGTGGTTCATCAACTCCCCGTTGAGTTATGCTACAGACACATGGCTGCAGATAGCCTTCAACGGAGTTGTCTCTGAAACGACCATCAACGGAGTGACACGCCAGTACATACACGTGTCAGAGGCGCAAGACTCGCAGATGTGGAGAAGAATGTGCCGTCAAGGTGTATGGGGAGAATGGGGACAGGTGTCCGTATCGCCAATGGAGCTCGCAGCAATAACGGCAGCTCTTGATACGAAAGCCAATATAACCGATGTAAACAATGCTCTTGGTACGAAAGCCAATATAACCGACGTAAACAATGCTCTTGGTACGAAAGCCGATATAACTGCTCTCGTAAATAGTTTCAACGAGATGCTCCTACGACTACAAGGAAAAAGCTCCAACTATAATAACGACTCAGACCCTGTGCTGAGGAAAGATTTTGACAGCATAGAGAAACTCAACGCCTATCTGGACTCTCTACAAGGAACGGCACCTGATAATATCCCACACGGAATAATTTATGTTTCTCTTAATGGAGCACGATTGTGGGTCTTTAATACTCCTGAGTATTACGACCAGAACAGGTGGAGCCAGACGGTTGTTAACGCGACCCTGCAGTCTAACGGCAAAATAATAAACGGTGACAGCATTCTTCAACGCACGTGTCATCAAGGTATGTGGCAACCGTGGAGGCGACTTGTCGATGATACAGAGATTATATCCACGGCAGTAACCCAGTCCCTCACGGATGCCCAGAGGACATTGGCGAGAACGAATATCTCCGCCGTAGAGAGTGTGAATGTAGCTGAATTTACATCAAAGGGCAAACGTATGCGAAAAGGTGCTCTGTACCATTACAACGGAATACCGCTTCATTCAAGGGCTATTCTTGTTAATGATGGCGATATGGGAGGTACAGAAGGTGATGAAACGAATTGCCTAATATTCTGCTATCACGAACCTAACAGTGGTAATTCTTATGGCTCGCAGTATTTCGTATTTGGAATAAACGCCAGTGATTACTCTTGGATATACACATGGACTGACCAAACAGTTCCGCCTTACATCTTGCAAGCTTTCAGCGAGTACACGGAGAGCAGAGACTTGACGAAAGTGCTTATCTTTGACAATCCAAGCAACGGTGAATATTCCAAGGAAAAAGTCATATACGACAGAGTTGTTCAGAGAATTGGAGAGATAGAAGGGCAGACGGTGCCTGTTGTTTACTGGGATTATTCTGACGGCTTTGAGATATTTGGTATCGACGGTGGATGGCTCTCTGGCTGTGCACATTACGGAACTGGAAACAACAAAGTAGTGTTAGACCTTTATGGCACAGGAGCAGATGGAACAAGAGGCTTTGTGAATATCACAATAACGAAAAACGGTAATGACTATACAAGCTCAATCTATGTCAAAGACCTTGATGCCACTGCAAATACAGCAGTGAGCGGTTTGATGTCAAACATCGACAAGCAGCGTCTCAACACCATATATAATTACGGCAAGAACAAGGGCTGGTGGAATTGAATTTTAACACAATAAAGAAATGGATTACAAGTATTACAAGAGTGACTTCAGGTTGTTGATAGACATCGACACGAAGTATAAGGGTGAGGACGACAGCATCGTTGCCCTCACGACTAAGGACGAGTTCACGTTCAGGTTTTACACCAGTAAGAAGACAGAGGTGTATATATGCTCTTCTACTGGAGGTGATGAGCCAGTGCTGAAGAACTGCACTATCCTTGACGCCCACAAGGTGATGTGTCATTTCGACAGGAGCCAGCTCGAGCTTGCGCCAGGCACTCTCATGCTGGAAGCAGAGTTCAGAGTGCCAGACAGGGATTTCGAGGGAGACGATGTGAACAATATCAAGAGACTCTACACTACCTCCATGGAGCTGACTGCCGACCCAGACAAGGACAGCGAGGGAGACCACACGTATATTCCCCTGCTGATTGACTGTCTGAGGGGCGAAGCAGGAACTACAGCATACCAATATGCTGTAGAGCAGGGCTATGAGGGCACAGAAAAAGAGTTTGCAGAGATGTTGGCGCAAAATGCACGTTATGGTGCTATCCTTCTTGGTGCCGAGGAAATCCCCACATGGGAGAGTATAAAGCCACAACCTACCATAGTCGGCACACTGGTTATCTATGACGGCAAGCTGTATAAGTTCGACGAGGCGAGAGCCGCAGATGAGGAATGGGATAGTACGAAGGTACACCTGACTTCTCTCTGGGCAGAGATAGATGCCATGATTAAGTCTGACTATGAGCAGGTAAACATAGAACTGAAGACTGAGACAGGA